AGAACCGCCAGTAGGCGCCGGCATGGTCACGGTCTTGCCCGAGCTCACATAGTTGGTGCTCATCTGTTTTCTCCTGATCCAGAAACAACAAACCCCGCAAGTGCGGGGCGTTATGGGTAACGGTGCCGATTAGGCGGCGCCGGTCGACTTGCTCATGCCGCGAGCGTCCAGCGCCGAGACGCCAGCGTCGATGCGAACCTTGGTGGCGATACCGTCGCTGGTGAAGCCTTCGTGCGTCTCGAAATACGGCTGTTCGACGCCATCCAGATAGGCCACTTCGATGGTGTCGGAACCCTGCTTGGCCACCAGGTAATAGGCCGACGCCGATTTGGCATCCAGGCGCGGGTCGGAAATGACCTTGGCAAAGTCACGAATCGGGTTGTCGATGCCGGCGTTAACGTCAGCACCTGGGACCGACGCAGAGCGGATGATCTGCTTGGCCTTGTTCTCCAGGGCCACCGGGCACAGCACGAATTCCGGCTTGATGTTGAGCGGACGCCCTGCGGCCCCCTTGGTCACCATGGCCTGTTGCAGGCGCATGGCGGTCTGCGCGGCGCTGAATGCCTCGACCGACATTTTCGAGCCGGCGCCGAACAGGTTGTTGCGCGACGCGTCGAACAGCGGCTTGCCGTCCTTCATTTTCGGGCTGTCGTTGAGGATCGCGTAGACCAGGTCGCCGATGGTGGCTCGCGCGGCCTCACCCATCAGCTTGGGGATACGGGTCAGCGCGTCGAGGTCGTCGTTGATGATGGCCTGACGGTTGATGCTGAAAATCTCGCCATAGGTCGCCAGCTGGATGGTTTCGCCGTAGTCGCCGACGGTGACGTGCTTGTACTCGGCGCCCGGTCGCACTTCGCGCAGCGACGGGAACGAGCCCATGCCGACGCGATTGGAGACCTTGAAATCGCTGAGGCGGCCTTTTTTGGTCCACAGCTGATAGGTTTCGTCCGCCGTCTCCCACCCCTGCAGGATCGACTTATACGCCGCATCCATCAGAATGCTGCCGAAGTCGCTCGACGTGTGAGTGAACGCCATGCCGAGCATGTTCATGGTGCTCAGGCTGGACACACCGATGCCGCGACCATCCAGCGAAGCGCGGGCCAGCTCGCGCAGGGTCATGTTGTTGTAGCGGTTGTCCGCCTGCAGCTCGCCGAGACCGGCGCGGGCGTACAGCGAAGCGCGCACCGAATCGCCGACCAGGTTGCCGTTGGAAATGTGGCCGTGCTGGCCAGGCAGAATGACAGAGCCGGTCGGGGTGGTCCCCTGGCCGATGGCGGCCAGCAACTTGGCGTTGGCCTGATCGACGGTGCACGCCATGTCGTTAAGGCAGGTGTCGCGTAGCGCGGCATGCGCGGCGAACGGGGCAAACGCGGCAGTGATGCCATTACGGCGCACACCCTCGGCGGCCAGGACACGCGCCTGGATCTGCTCGACGGTTTCTACCGGGTTTTGTGGATTGGTCGGCAGGGCGGCCGGGGGAACGACAGTGGTCGAGCCCTGGGGGGCAAAAAACTGCTGTGCTGCTGTAGGCATGTTGATGAAGTCCTTGTAACGGTTGGAAGTGATTTGGCCGAACGCTTCGACCGGGTCCAGCAGTACGTCGGCAAAGCCCAAGGCGACGGCCTGGGTGCCCGTCATCCAGGTTTCAGCGCTCAGCAGCCCGTCGATTTCCTCGGCACTCTTGCCGGTCTTGTCGGTGTAAGCCGCCGTCATGCTCGCGCCGAACATGTCCAACTGATCGGCATAACTGCGCATGGCCTCGGCGTTGCCCCCCTGAATGCCCCAAGGCTTATGCACCATGATCATGGCGTTAGCAGGAATGCGGACCTCGTCGCAGGCCATCAGCACCACGCTGCCCATACTCGCGGCCAGCGCCACGACGGTGCCGACCTTGCGCGCCTTGTGGTGCTTGAGCAGGTTGTAGATGGCCATGCCCTCGAATACCGCACCGCCGGGGCAGTTGATGCGCAGATTGATCTGTGACACGTCACCGAGAACGCGCAGGTCGTTGGCGAATTGCTGCGCGGTGATGCCTTCGGCGCCGATTTCGCCGAACAGGTCCAGGTCCACGCTGCCGACTTGAACACCGGCGCGCATGCTGTACCAGCTACCCGCTGGGTTAGGTGCCGTCGCCGTCGACCCTTGTGGCGGCATCCACATCGGCGGTCTTTTCATTGGTGTTTGTAGGTTCATTACCTTGTTTTACCCCGTAGGTTTGGTGGTAGTAATCCGAGCTGAATACCAGCCCTTCCTCCCGGTTCCTCTCGATCTCCGCCGCGCGGGATGCCTTGAGCTCCGAGGGGTTGCGTTGCCGCGAGCGCGCCACCTCGGCCTCGTCGGCAAAGCCGGCCTTGACCAAGATTTCCCACGCGGTCGCTTCATGGACTGGGTTGATCCAGGGCATGACAGGCCCCTGGTAGAACGCGCCGTAGAGCGTCAGGGGGTTTAGATCAGGCGGCAGCTTGAGCTGGCCACTCATCACCGCCATGCGCAGCCAGGCGCGATAGACCGGACGGCACCAGTAGTCGATGAATTCATGCTGCAGAAGGTCGTAACCCTGCTGCCCCTCGACCAGCTCCTGGCGTTGCGCCGAATAGGTGCCGTCGTAACTGCGGGCCACACTGGAGAAGGTGCCGCGTGAGCCGGCCGATACCGCCTTGATCTGGCCGTTACGGAAGCCCTCAAGGAACGGGTTCGGCCGGTTGCTCTCGACCGTGCCCACTTCCTCACCGGGTAACAGGTTGTCGAACACCATGCCGGGGGCGAAGTTGAAAGAGCGTTGCGCCTGCTGCTGACCCTTGCCTGGCAAAATGTAGTCATCAGAAGAACCCTTCTTGATGTACATGACCAGGGCGGCACTGATCCGCGCCGCCACCCGTTCGCTTTCCTCGTAATCCTTGATATCCGCCAAGCGGATCAGGACCGCGTGCAGCAGCGGAACGCCCCGGTTTTGACCGATGCGCTTGCGGTGGGCAATGTGAATCATCTGCTCGACCGGCACGCGCTTGGTGTTCTGCGCGAAGCCCAGCGAGCCACTGCCGCCAGGGTGCTGCTTGTACAGGTGGTAAGCCTTCACCCGACGCCAGGCGTTACGCTCAACGCCCTGGCTGATACCGTTGCTCAGGTCGTCGTAACCGATCGGCAGATGGTCAGGCTCCAGCAGCTCTAGGGCGAACGGCACTCCGGTGGCGTACTCATACCCCGGCACGCTACCCATGAGCATCTGCGCCAAGGCCTCGCCATCACGCAACCAGGTGCGCAACACCAGGCGCTCCATCTGCGGCCGGGTCAGCTCGCCGGATGCCTCCGGCTTAAGCGACCACTCCGACCAGGCCGCCTTGATCGCCGAGGCAAACTCGGCGTGCACCGTGCCATCATAGCGCAGCGGTATCGGCTCCACGGCAATGCCGGGGCCACCCACCACGCGCTCCTCCAGGCGGTCAAACAGACCGGTGACAAGGTCGTGGTTTTCATCCAGGGCCCGGCACTGCTCGCGCAAGGATTGCAACGCCGGCTGCAGTGCCGCATCCGCGCCGCGTGCCTCGCGCACCGCCTTATGGGTCCGCGAAGGCTTTGCAGCCTCGTAAGCCATGATCGCGGTGCGGCAGTGCATCCGCTGCAGCGCAATCTTGGGCGCGAACGGCGCAATGGCGCGGTCCAGCAGTTCCCCGATCATCCGAACGTCGCCAGGGCATGCCCCGAGCGACCATTACGGCCCTCTGACGCCGCCCGGCGCTCCCACTCCAAACGGCCCGCACGAATTTGCGGAAGCTCCGCCATGGTCATGCGCCGGCCGTTGATCTGTACGTCTTTACCGCCTTCGAGCAGGTCGATTTCGGCCTGCATGTAGCGGTTTACCATGTCCTGCGCGGTTATCGCAGCCATCCGCTTGCTCCTGTTTCGATCCATCCGCCGGCGGCGGCCTGGGGTTCGTGAACCGGCGCGGGCGGCACCTCATCAGGCGCCGACAACGCAGCCGGTGACGCCGCGCCCTCACCTTCGGGCGCGTCGTCGTCTTCGTCTTCTGGTTCGCCGTCGTCGACTTCTTCGGCCTCCTCGACCTCCTCGACCTCTGCGGCCTTTCCGCTCCGAACGTCAGGGCTCAGCTCCTCGGTCAGCAGCTCCAGGTCGAGACCAAACTTGTCTTGACTGATGCGCAGGGCCGCCAGGGCGTACACGAAACAGTCGAGCGCTTCGTTGCGCCGCTTGCCGGCGTCCCAACGCAGCACTCGCCGATTTTTGGCCATGACCCATTTTTTGGTTTCACTGGTCAGCTGCTTAAGCTCGTGCTCGTCACAGATTGCGTCGTCGGACGGGAAGTGGATCAGGCCCGGCATCGGACGATTGCCGTCCGGCTGCAGCTTGAGGCGGTTGTAAATGACTTCCTTGGCGTTGTCGGTGCCGACCTCAGTCAAGTACGTCTTGGACTTCTTTTCTTTCTTGTTCGGGAAGCTGGCAATGGGCTTGCCGTAGGTGCTGGCCCCGAAAATCGGAATCACCCAATGCAGACCATGCTTGCGGCTCTGCGCGCGCACGGTTTCCGAATGGTGGCCGCCGGAGTCCCAGCACCACCGCATCACTTCCATTCGGGTGCCATCGGTACGCGTGAAGGTCTT